CAAAGAACGTGAGTCGCAACGCAACACGCTCGTGTCAGCGTCTTGCGCCATGCTACAAGAGCATGGGCAAAAGGCAAGTGCCTGTCTTGATGCGCTGCGCAAGCTGCCCCGTTTCCCGCGATTCTCATTTGACCAATCTGTGTCAGCCCTTGAGGCAACTCAGAAGGCCAGCTATCAGGAGTTGTTGGCATCGGAGCATGCGCAGAGGGCGTCCCTACAAAGGGACGCACAAACTTCCAAGACCCGCGCCCAACTTTTGTACCACCGCAACTGCATCGCTGCCCTGGAGATTGATCCACTGCCACGCCGTGAGGCGGGTGCTACCACATATGTCTGCACTGATGATGATTTCGAAGTTCACACCCACTCTTCCGCAGAGCAAAAGATCGCAGCGCTTCTTGAGAAGTCAGCTCGCGACATCGAAGCTCACAAGGTGGTGGGCAGTCTCATGAATGAGTATTGTGATCGTTCACAACAAGTTCTCGAAGGAGCTGGGAAGAAGGCGAAGAGAGTCGCACGCACTTGTGAAAGTGCCATTGCTGGCTCAGTCAAAGCCAAGATTTCCACAGCCGCAGCCGTGATGTTTTACCACAACCAGACGCGAGGCTGCGTTGCGCTACCCACAGGGTCCGCGGGCACACGCAATTTGGGCACGCTGCTCATCACTCACCGCCATTATTATGAGGTCCCAGGTGGCATTGCAGTGGACTCGCCCATCCGGGTGGGATCCACCGTTGGCTATGTGGCTTACCCCAATCAATCCGCACTGCCTCTCACAGGCACTGTTCATTCAGTGTTCAGCCCCGAAGGGCAAGATGTCATGTACCTGTACACTGACATACACCCTTCTGGTCTGTCCAAGTTCACTTTTGGCAAGCCCAAGGTGGGCACACCTGTCACCATTAAAACTGGTGCTGTGGTTGGCCGCACTGACGATGGGCTAGTCCAGGTGTCTTGGAGTGAAGCAATGGGGGTTGTGAAAAGCACATCCGACCAGATTACACACTACGATGCCACCACGGCTCATGGCGACTGTGGCTTTCCAGTGTTTGCTGCTGACGGCAGCATCATCGCCCTGCACACGCTGGGCAATGACACATACGACGGCAAGCAACGTGCCAATGCCGGTGAGAGGTTGTTCAATCGCCCCTACCCCAAACGGGGTGAATCTGTGTTACCGCGTTTTGACCCAGACCCGATTGGTCCGTCCCTCCAAGGCCGCGTGACGCGTCCTGGCAAGCCGGACGCTTTTCAAGATTTGTCCCAATTCCGCATGGTGGAGAAGATGTCCTACAATGGCCTACGTCAAGACAAGAATTTGACTGGCTTGATGCCCCAACACCACTGGGCTAAACCCTCAACTCTCCTCAACCATCTTGAGGCTCGAAAGTACGCAGATGAGGTGGATTACAAGTTCGACCATAAGCTGTACAAGCAGCCATCATGGCCGCCATGCTCTATGACGGGTTCGACGACTTTTCCACTCCATTTGTGGCGCCCACAGCCGATTCAATCAGGATGATCCTCGTGAAACTCGACAAGCAGCGCTCCGCAGGTGCCATTGCCGCCGGTCTCAACGCAGCCCAGTACATCACTAGGCTGGGCGAGGGCGATGAGGCATTGGGCACCGAACGTATCATCGACCGCACCCTGAGGTTGTACAACGTTGTGTCACAGCCTGACCTTACTCCAGATGATGAAGACTTCATACGGTACATGCTGTATTGGAGCGTCATCGGGAAACGCGATGGCTACAAGGCGAAAAAGCTACCTGTGCACGACCCACCAGGGTCTTGCCGCACCATCCAAGCTCCATGTTTGGAACTTAAGTTGTTGTGGCTAGCATGCTTTGGAGACAACGACAGCACCTGGGTCCACAGAGAAGATTCGTGGGTGCATGCTGGTGAGAACGACGATTACCCTGTAACCCACCATATGGTTGAAGTGTTGAGGAATGCGAAAGGCTGCATTGCAGCCGACTTGACGGCTTTTGATAGGTACATGTCGGCGGAGATGATTGCCCCCTTTTTCATGGCGTATTTGTCCCACTTCAACCCTGGAGTTCCTGACAATTTGCTGCGATTCCTGGCCCAACTAACCATCAATGGGCCACTCCTCATGTCTGATGGCACAGTGTACATGCGCACTCGAGGCAACCCCAGCGGGTTCATGAACACGTTGAGGCTGAACTGTGTTGTGCATTTGACTTGCCTCGCTTATGTTGTTATGCGCCGCACTGGGATTTCAGACCCTCTTGCCGTGGCTAACATCATGCATGACGAGATGTATGTCCAAATGTGTGGCGACGACTCGCGGCACTTTGCGTTGTCCGACAGGGCTGTTGACATCTTTGATTTGGCCCACAACGGGCAAGCTTTTCTGGATGTTTGGGCCGACGAATTACCCTGGGAAGTCAAGCTGTAGGGTATCGTGACGTACCCCAACAATTCTGACCTCCCGGAACGGGCTGCTATCACTCCCCCGATGGTCTCACGACGGTTTCTGGTCATTCAAGGTCGAGTTTTTGAACCCCTTTACAATCTGTCACGCGTGTTGAAGAGGCTGGCGTGCAGTGAGAGCCGGGACCCTGAGCTTGAGAAAGCTCTCGCCATGTCGGCGTTCAGTTCCCTGGCCCTGCACATTTTCTGGATGGCTCACGGCTGGCTCCGCTCCCCGGTATTGGACTTCCTCATGCGGGAATTCGGCCACTATGTCACTCCAGCTCAGATCCAGGGGT